TACCGTGATTTACGCGCCATCGTCGGTGAAAATCGCTCGGATGGGGAACAAGTTCAAGCGGATTCACCACAAGATTCTGTGGCGGTACGCGGTGCCGCACATTGTCGATGAGGAATACCGGAAGCCAAGGGGAGGGGTGAGCGATGCCCGTAGGACGACCGACGAAGCTGACGAAATCGCTGTTGGATGAGTTCGTCCGGGTGGTGAAGGCCGGGAACTATATCGAGACTGCCGCGGCTTACGTCGGCATATCGAAGAACACGGTTTACGACTGGCTTCGCCGAGGTGCCCGGGAGAAGGAACGGATCGCCAAAAACCCGAGGGCGAAGCCGAAGAAATCCGAGGCGCCGTTTGTTGAGTTTTCGGATGCCGTGGAAAAAGCGCTGGCCTCCGCCGAGATTCGAGACGTGATGTTGATTGGGAAGGCCGCCGAGACCCAATGGCAGGCCGCGGCGTGGCGACTGGAACGTAAATTCCCGGATCGGTGGGGCCGCAAGGAGCGGCTGGAGGTTGCGGCAGAGGTTGACGTATCCAGCTATGTGAACGCGCTGAACGCGGCGGCTGACGAGGTTTGGAACAATGACGGCGACGAGAAGTAATGCGGCGTTCCAGTGGCACCCGTTCAGCCGGAAGCAGAAAAAACTGCTGACATGGTGGATGCCGCAAAGCCCGTACCGGGATTACGACATCATGATCAGCGATGGTGCGATCCGTTCCGGGAAAACGGTCGCCGGGATTGACAGCTTCATCACGTGGTCGCTTCACACGTTCCGGGGCCAGAACTTCATCATCGCCGGGAAGTCCATCGGTGCGCTGAAACGGAATGTTCTGCGGCCCATGTTTCAGATGCTGGCCGCGAAAGGGATTCCGTACCGCTACAACCGGTCGGAAGGCTATATTGAGATCGGGAGTAATACCTATTACACGTTCGGGGCCAATAACGAGGCCAGTCAGGACGTGTTGCAAGGTTTGACGGCGGCGGGCGCGTATGCTGACGAGGTGGCGCTGTTCCCGCGCTCGTTTGTCGAGCAGATGATCGGGCGTTGCTCGGTCAAAGGCTCGAAAATCTTCATGAACTGCAACCCAGCCGGGCCGTATCACTGGCTCAAGACGGACTATATCGACAGGGCTGACGAAAAGCGCATCCTTCGCCTGCATTTCACGCTCGACGATAACCTGACGCTTTCGGAGGAAATCAAAGAGCGCTATCGCCGGATGTTCACCGGAGTGTTTTACCAACGGAACATTCTCGGCATGTGGGTGATGGCCGAGGGCGTCATTTACGATATGTTCGACCGCGAGAAGCATGTCGTGCCGACGGAGCCGCGGAACTACACGCAGTATTATGTGTCGATGGACTACGGCACCCAGAACCCGACCACGTTCGGGATGTGGGGGCTGTACAACGGTGTCTGGTACAAGGTCAAGGAGTACCATTATGACGGCAGGTCGGAGACGCGCCAAAAGACGGACGAGGAATATTACCGGGATTTGGAGGCGTTCGTCGGCAATCTGCCGATCCGCTCGCTGATTATCGACCCGTCTGCCGCGTCGTTTATTACGCTGGTGAGAAAAAAAGGCCGGTTCCATGTGCGAAAGGCCAAAAACGATGTGCTGGAAGGGATTCGGAACATGGCGACCGCGCTGGCTACTGGCCGGATCAAATACAACGATTGCTGTACCGAGACGTTCCGCGAGTTCGCTTCCTACGTTTGGGACGCGAAGGCGGCGGAGCGAGGTGAGGACGTGCCGCTCAAGCAGAATGACCACCACATGGACGGCGACCGTTACTTTGTGAACACGGTCGTGATGCGGGATTCCGCAATATCTTTCGCGTAAAGGCGGTGAGACTGTGCCGACGTTGACGGACGAAATCATCGAGATTATCGAAGCCGGGGCGAGCGGCGCCCTGACGCTGGAGCAAATCATCAAGCTCGAAATCGACGAGTGGATGGCATCGAACGAGCGCCTTTTAATGCTGACCGGCCAGCGATATTACGAGGGCGATGCGGATATTCTGGGCCGCAAGCGCATGATCGTGGGCGAGGATGGGAAGCTGATCGAGGCCAAAAATCTGGCGAACAATAAGCTCGTCCACAACTTCGTGCGGAAACTGGTCGATCAGAAGGTCGGCTATCTGCTCGGGTTGCCGCTGACCGTGCAGACGACGAACGAGGAATATCAGCAACTGCTGAACGAGATTTTCGATCGCTCGTTTATGCGGTTGCTAAAGAATCTGGGGAAAGAGGAAATCAACAAGGGTAAGGCGTGGTTGCTGGTCTATTACGATCAGGACGGGCGCCTGTCGTTTAAGCAAATCCCGAGTGAGGAAGTTATCCCACTGTGGCGTGACGCGGCGCACACGGAACTTGATGCGGTGATCCGCGTGTATGAAGTCGAGACGTTCGAGGGCGTCACGAAGCGGATCGTCACGAAAGTCGAGTTCTGGAACCGAGACGGCATTTTCCGGTACGTCTATGAGGACGGCATTCTGATCCCGGATGTGGAGGCCGGGGAGTACGCGCCGCATGTCATGCTGGATCGCGGTGACGGAAACGCGGAGGGCTACAACTGGGAGCGGGTTCCGTTCGTGTGCTTCAAGTACAATGACGAGGAACAGCCGTTGGTTAAGTTCGTGAAGTCGCTCGTGGATGACTACGACAAGCACACGAGCGATAACAGCAATAATCTGGAGGACTTGCCGAACAGCATCTACGTGCTCCGCAACTATGACGGCACAGATTTGGGCGAGTTCCGGCGCAACCTGTCCATCTTCCGTGCCGTGAAGGTGTCCGACGACGGAGGCGTGGACACGATCAACCTGAACATCAACGTCGAGGCGCACAAGACGCACATCGAGCAACTGCGGAAGGACATCTACGAGTTTGGCCGGGGGGTGGACACGCAGTCGGAGCGGTTCGGAGGCGACAAGTCGGGCGTGGCGCTCAAGTTCCTCTATGCTGATCTCGACATGGACTGCAACATCATCGAAACCGAGTTTCAGGCGTCGTTGGAGCAACTTCGATGGTTCGTCGACCAGCACCTTGCGAACACAATAGGGGCCGATTATTCCGGTGAGCAGGTGGACATCATTTTCAACCGCGACATCATCATTAACGAATCCGACGTGATCAATAATGCGAAGGCTAGCGTCGGTATCATTTCCGACGAGACGATCATCGCCAACCACCCGTGGGTGACTAATGTGCAGGCCGAGCTGGAGCGCATCGAGGCCCAACGCCAGCGAGATATGAGCGCCTTCGAGGGCTATCAAGGTTTCGGTGAGCAGGCGGGCGAAACTGAATGATGCCGGACCGTGAGTATTGGCGCCGCCGGAGTGAGCAAGTCGCCCTGATGCAGTTTGAAAAGGCCGACCGTTATGCCGAGCGCCTTCTGAAAGAGTACCAGAGGGCGATCCGAAGCATCGAGCGAGACATCGAAGCCTTTTACGCCCGGTATGCTGTCGAGAATCAGGTTACGCTGGACGAAGCACGACGCTTGCTAACATCCGGAGAGTTGCGCGAGTTCCGCATGACGTTGGAGGAATTCATCGAGCGCGCCAAAGACAACGTTGACGGTCGCTGGACGCGTCAACTGAACGCGGCGTCATATAAGGCCCGTATTAGCCGTTTAGAGGCGCTTTTGCTCCAGATAAGGGGACACGCTGAGGAATTGCTCGGAAACGCCCACGCGGGCACGCAGGAGCTTTTGGCGGGTATCTACGAGGACACCTACTATCGAACCGTGTATGAGGTTCAGCTGGGGCTCAGGATCGGCGTTTCTTTTGCCACGCTTGATAGATCGACCATCGAAAAAGCGATCATGACGCCGTGGCTCGGCGAGAACTATTCTGAGCGCATCTGGGCCAACCGCGACAAGCTGGTGCGTGAACTGCAAACGAAGCTTACGCAGGCGTTCATCCGGGGTGAGGGCGTGGCGCAGACGGCGAAAGACTTGGCCGAGCGGATGCAGGTGTCGTACTCCAGCGCCGAGCGGATTGTCCGAACCGAGAGCAGTTTCGTCACGCATCAGGCGACATGGGATGGCTACAAGGCGAGCGGTGTCGTGGATCAATTTGAATTCCTTGCTACACTGGACAGCCGAACGAGTGAGATTTGCCGTGCGATGGACGGCAAGGTGTTCCGGTTGAACGAAAAGGAGATCGGCGTCAACTATCCGCCGCTCCATCCGAATTGCCGTTCGACTGTGGTGCCATATTTCGATGACGAGGATGATCCGGGCGAGCGAATCGCCCGTGACGCTGACGGGGGTGTGTACTATGTTCCGGGGAACATGACGTATTCCGAGTGGTACAAACTCTATGTGGGTAGGTGATGAAGTTGCCGAAGCTGACGATCAGCGAATTGCAGAAAATGCCGAAGGACAAGAAACTTCGCGTTTATGCTGGCGGTGAAGTTCGAACTGTTACCGCTGGACAGCTTCTGAAAGCGAAGCAGGATGCGGTGAAGAAGAAACGGAGGAAATAGGACATGCCGATCATGCGCTGTCAGAAGGATGGCAATCCCGGCTATAAGTGGGGAGAGCGCGGAACGTGCTATACGTACATTCCGGGGGATAAGGCGGGTAGGGAGCGGGCGCGGGAAAAGGCGCTGGCTCAAGGTAGGGCAATCGAAGCGAGTAAGCGGGCCAAATAAGGCCCGTTTGTTATTTTCCGCCTCTTTGGTATTTCGGGCGTTAACTGTAAAGACGCTACCGGACGCGACCGGGTAAAAAGCGCAAGCGAACGAACGGGAGGATGATTTTCATGGACTGGCTCAAGCAACTGCTGGAGCAATACGGAGTTGTCGGGGAGGTGGTGCAGAACGTTGTGGCCGCCGCCGAGGAAAAGCTCAAGGACTTCGTTCCGAAGCACCGCTTCGACGAGGTGAACGAGGCGAAAAAGCAACTGGCTGAACAGCTTGCGGAGCGTGACAACCAGCTTGCGGAATTGAAAAAGTCGGTCGGAGACAACGAAGAACTGCGGAAGCAGATCGAAGCGCTCCAGAATGAGAACAAGGAGCGTGAGAAGGAATATCAGGGGCGCCTGCGGGATATGGCGATCACGACCGCGATCAAGCTGGCCGTGGCTGGTGAGGCGCACGATCCTGATTTGGTTGCGAATCTGATCGACAAAGGCAAGATAGAAGTGGATGAGCAGGGCAACGTCAAAGGCGGTCTGGATGACCAGATCAAGAGCCTGCGCGAGAGTAAGGCGTTCCTGTTTGTCCAGAAGCAGGCCGATCCGCAAGGCAAGCTCAAGGGCATGAATCCTGCCGATGGGCGTGAACCGTCGAAGGGCGGGATCAAAAACCCGTGGAGCAAGGAGCACTTTAATTTGACCGAACAAGGCCGGATTCTGCGGGAAAACCCGGAGCTGGCCGAACAACTGAAAGCACAAGCAGGAGGTTGATTTTGAATGTCCACGAAAATTTCGGATGTTATTGTACCCGAGGTATTTACGCCCTATGTGATTCAGCGCACGATGGAGCTGTCGGCGCTGTTCCAATCTGGCATCGCTCAACGGACGGCGGAGTTCGACCGGCTGGCAAGCTCGGCGGCTCGTACCGTTCAAATGCCGTATTGGGGTGACTTGACCGGCGATGATGAAGTGCTGGATGACAACAACGCGCTGACGCCGGGCAAGATTCAGGCGAGCAAGGATGAAGCTGTGATCCTGCGCCGGGGACGCGCGTGGGGGGCGAACGATTTGGCCGCCAACCTTGCCGGTGATGATCCAATGCGTGCTATCGGCGACCTTGTGGCGTCTTATTGGGCGCGCCGCTATCAGGCCGCGCTGATCGCAACGCTCGAAGGCGTGTTCGACGCCGCGAACATGACCACGAATGTCCACGACATTACGGGCGAATCTGGCGACGACGCCATTATTAGCGCAAAAACGGCTGTGGATGCCGCTCAGAAGTTGGGCGATGCAAAGGCCCAACTGACGTCCATCATCATGCACAGCGCAACCGAGGCGGCGCTCAAAAAACAAGACTTGATCGAGTATCTGCCTGCATCTACCAATGGCACGATGCAGATTCCGACGTTCCTCGGCAAGCAGGTTATCGTTGATGACGGCGTTCCGTTCGATTCTGTGACCGGTGCATATACGACGTATCTGTTCGGTCCGGGCGCCGTGGCTTATGGCGAAGGCAACCCGGTCGGTTTCGTTCCGACGGAAACTGACCGCGATTCGCTGGCTGGCGAAGACTATCTGATCAACCGCCGG